TAATTTAATTGCTTCAAAGTTTACAACATCACCACCAACACGCTTTGTTGTGTAGAACTTGGTGTATGGTTTTGACGTTAAGTTATCACGTAAGATACGAACACCCATACGGTCAACAATCTGATAACCTTTATTAAAGTCACCAAAAGCTATAGACAAGCTATTGCCACTCAACTCAGGCATATCTTCCATCTCAACAATGTTGAAGCCAAGAAGAGAACCACTACGTGCAACCGTGTAGTCAGGTTGCCATAGGTAGTTACCTTGTCCATCTTTAAGCTTGCGAACTTCCGACATTGTCAGACGTGTCATTGCAAAAGTAGCATTGTTGCGATAAGCAGATTTTAGAGAGTATACCAAGTCAATAATAGCATCACCACCATCAGTAGCATTAAAACCACCGCTAGTACCTGTAACGACATGCTGTAATGTAGAGCCGTAGTCACTTGTAGATGTAATATTTGCAGATGTAGCATAATCCAAGAAACCTCTAGGTTTTTTTACTCCATCGCCAGTAACAAAAGCTAAATTCTCATTACGAATCATTTTATCAGCAACTTTTTCAGCTAACCATGCTTCTGCATCAAACCCAGCATCATCAAGTAACTGTTGTGTTGCTCTTGGCTCAGCATAGATTTCATGAACAGGTATTTCCCACTCGCCTAATGTAGGAGTAGTGGTTTCTGTTCTAGCTTGCTTCTCACCAACCCAACCTGTGGTTACTTCATCCAAGTCTTCACCACCAATCAAACGGTCAGTAGTAATAGTCTTGACGTTTGCAACTTGACGCATAGGTGATGTTTCATAGATAAATGAAGCAATTTGTCCGCTTGTGTCAGGATTAACTAAGTAACCACCGTCACGGTCAACACCGATAGATAAGCTTTTGGACTCAACACCAGAGCGGATAAAGTTTAACATGCCCTCTTTGTACTCCATGTATTCTTCTTCTGTATTTTTGCGAGAAGTCATACTATTAAAAGCCTTTAACTCAGCCTGTAACTTTTCAGTAGTTTCTTTCGAACCCTCAAAGCCTTTACGTTGAGTTTCTACCTCTAAGTTAGCCATACGCTTCTCAGCGTCTTTGTGCTTAGCTTCAAGTTTAGCGATATGGTCGTTAAGCTTTGCTACTTTCTCTTCGGTAAGAGCATCAGCAGATCCTTTACTCTCAATTTGCTTTAGCCTTTCATCATTTGCATCTTTAAACTCTTTAAATGCAACCTGTAAGTCGTCCATGCTTTTGTTTTCCATGGTTTAGTCCTTTCCTGTGATTATTTTATAGAGATTATTCATCTCTTTTTGCTCGTCTTTGTTGTCATCAGCATCACACTGAATCGCTTTATAGCCATCAGCCAGTAAGGCTTTGGCTTGCTTTCTACTAAGACCAGCGTCACGCAGGAAATTTTCAAAATCTCTTATATTACCAATAGCGTCCTTAACCGACACTATCCTTGCATTATCTTGTGCAGGAAAAGTCACCAAAGACCCCTCCATTAAATCAACCTCTTTTAACAACCTAACGCCACTAGCATTTACATCGCTCTCTATGACTTTATAGCCAATGCTCATACCAGACATACCGCCTGTTGATAATAATTTATGTGCTTGTTTTGCTCTTGGTATATCGTGAATAAATAATTCAGCCTTTACAAAAAGACCTTTATTATCCTCTATCATGTCAGTGAAAATACCAATAGGCTCTCTTGAATCATGTTGCCAAAGCAATGCAGGTAGTCTATTATTAGACTTATGTTTTGCTAGTGACTCCTTAAAAGCACCTCTAACCACTACATCACTGTAGCTATCCTCTTCTCCAAAGACTGCTAAATACCCCTCAAATGTACCATCTGAGTGTGCTTTTACTTCAAAATATCTGTCTAATTTATCCATTATAACCCCCACTTGCATATATCATAACATAGTATCGTTATGTTTTCCACCATCTTTTTGTGGATTATTGTTCTGGTCTACTAACACGTCACCTTCTGGCAAGTCTTCCAACTCAATACCGAACATTTTACTACCAAGCAACCGCTTTTCATTGATAGTAAGCCACTTAGCGTTATTTGCCAACTCTAGGTTCTTCTCACGCCTTACAGATAAAGCAGGAATAGTGTCTATGTTATAGGATAAAGAAAGATTTGGGTAATATTGTTTTATCCAAATGTTTATCTCTGCTTGAAACCTATTAAGCAATGGTAGCACCGCTTCATCATATAATGACAACCTTGCTTGCTCATAATTAGCAAAAGTTTGCGAACCCTCAACCCCTACCAACTGAGGTGGTATATTATATGCCATAGCTATCTCTGTTGATGATAAATTCTTACCTGCCACATAGTCTATGTCACGATTATTTAACGACATCTCAACCCAAGAAAGACCTCCCTCTAGAAGTAATGGTCGCCCTGCGTTATCCGCCCCTTCATAGCTCGCACTCAACTCTGACCTAACTGATGCTCTTTGCTCTTCTGACATGACATCGCTATCATTAGTAGGCTTGTAGACTAAAGCACCGCTTGGTCTGCAACCGTTTTGCAACAATCCAACGTTCCACTTGCCAGCCTCATTATGTTGGTCTACAGCGTATGAAGATGCCTCTAATGGTGACATTCCATACCAGTCATCGCTTGGATGGAAGCTTTTTATATGTAGTATCTTACTATAGCCATTATTATCGACATTATAGTCATAGTGTTTACCATTAACAGTGTATCTGTACTTACCCACCAAGCCATTGCTATTAGGCACTATCTTAACCCTATCAGGTCTAAAAGAATATAGCTCAACAGGTGCATTCCTCACTGTTATAGCCTCTAGATAGCAATTACCACTTAATAAATAGTAACTGAACATCTCTTCTAACAGCTCAATACCGCATTGCAATTGATTAGGTTTAGTTAATAAATCCACTAAAGGGTGGTCTTTTACGACCTCTTCGCCTCTTTTGACTTGCCATGGTACAGATGAAGCAGATGAAGCTATCAGGCTTATGCACCTATAAGCGACTGCATTCCGCTCATAGGCTTCTTTTGCCAATGAATCATATTTCCTATCAGTAAAAACCGCTTTACCCTTGCTGAACTGAACATTAATAGCACCAACCTTTGATGCTTTCTCCTCTTTTTTACCGCCAAAACCGAACATATAACCTCCAACAGACTTTAAAGCATCTCTATCCTAGCACCATGGAACTTGCGTTGCAACAATAAATGAGCAAAGCACCAGACAAGAGCATCTACCCTATCAGGTGAAGCCTTACTATTAACAGTCCACGTTACCATTTGTGACTCCAATTTGCGGAAAGAACCAACATGATGAATTAAACCACGCTCGTATAATGATGCAACTGGCTCAGCACGTGCATATTTACCCTTACTAGCCCTCACACCCTTATATGATACATTAGAGTCAACCGAACGAATAGTAGCTTCAACCATATCCCCACCTTGGTTGGTCTCTGCAACTATCCTGTCAGCCTGCCATTTATAATACAAATCAACAGCCATCTTAGCCCAATCTAATGGCGACATCTTACCGCTAACATCTTCCAACACATAACCATGACCACGAGAGTCAACACCTGCAACAATTATCCCTGTTTCATCACTATCCTTATTATTAGTAGTAGCAGGGTCAACACCAACCACAATAGACACCAAATCATCAGGTAATGACGAACGATATGGAGCAATTATATCCATAGTCCATAATGCACCCTCAACACTAGCCATAAAGCACTCTTTAGCCGTACTTGGGAACTCTTGAAAGACCTTCTCACCATAAGTCCTAGCCTGCATACAATACCAATACATCTGCCCACGAGTTAGCTCAACACCTAAATCCCTAAAATAACCAACCATATCCGAACTGAACTCATAACCATCAGGTGGCTCAAATGTATAAGTAGGGTCTGTATACCAAGGATAAAAAAACAACTTAGGAGAAAGAATATCAGGATTAGCACCACTAGCCATAGCACTAACACACAGGTCGTAAAAATGATTATCAATCCCCTTCGCCGTACTCTCAACTATCCGCATACCACCCTCAAGCAACGGAACTGCTGGAAATGCACCAGTTATTATCTCCTCCGCACGGTCAGGTCTATGATTGGAAATATCACCGAACTCAGATACATGCAATATTCCGTTAAGAGTACCACTCCTGTAAGTAACACCCAAGCTTATCACACTCCCATTACTCAACTTCAACTGCTCAGCACTATCATTAATAGCTACAACACCACACTTAAAAAAATTATCTAACTCCATCCACGCAACCTTTATCTTCTTATCAAATAATAATTTAGATAAATCACGTGTCTGCGTTATAACTCCAGACTGTGTATGACTATTAAATATACTCAAATCTAATATCAATATCATTATAAATGTAGAAAAACCAAGCTGACGACTCTTCAATATCACACTAAATGAATGAATGTTAAAATAAAAATGACGCTGGACATCGTTCATCACAAATCGAACCAAATCACCACTCTTGTTATTAATGCTATACAAATTGTTCAAACGCCAATAACGATCACCCATATAACGTGCCAAATCATCAGGACTTACACCAGATAAATCCATGTTGACATCTTCAATAGGATCACTATCAACCATCATTATCATCAACCTCAATTAAATCAGAATTAACAATAGGTAATGACGGCAAATCAACAGTAGGCACAACAGGCACTCCACTTGTACTGCCATCTATCATCTCCATAACATGGCTCATAACCAAATTAATAGGATTATCACTATCACCAAGACGACCCTTGTCACTTATAGCTCCAAGAACAGATACAACATCCTTAACACTCTCACTATTAACAGCTAACTGAATAGCCCTCCTAGTTAAAATAGGACGACTGAAATCCTCTATCTCCCTAACATCATCAGTGTCAGGGAAATCTAACTCTATATAGTCAACGTCAATGCCAGTGTCAACATCAAACACAACACTGCGACCATAAAATTTCTCACAATCCATAGCAACCTCCTAAACCATTATAGGGTATTATGTCAGGAAAGTCAAAAATTAGACGGAAATTTTTAAGGGGGTTTTACACATTTATCATAATATATTATCAGTTATGACAAGGGAGGGGGGGTATGTCAAGGAAGCAGTCGACCACGAC